GTCGTCGCCCACGCCGGGATGAACTTCAAGAACGGCGCGCAGGAGTTCGACCTCACCACCGAAGACATGGACGCGATGGTGACGAACTTCGCGGCTCTCAAGCGTCAGGTGCCGGTCCTGTTCCGTGGCCCGCACCTCATGGGGCCTGAGCGAGCCGACCGGCCGGCTGACGGGTGGGTGGAGGACATCTACCGCAAGGGGATGGACCTGATCGCCCGCGTCAAGCTCATGGGTGAGGCCGCCGCCGCCGTTCTTGCGGACACCTTCCGCGGGGCGAGCATCGGCGCCTTCAGCGGTCGGGACCTCCACGGCAAGCCGGTCGGGTGGGTGCTGGATCACCTGCTCATCACGAACACCCCGTTCTTTTCGGACCTCAACATCGCGGCGCAGCGGAACAAGGGCGGCGAAGCCGTGATCTACCTCACAGCCCAAAAGGAGGCCGCGATGAGCGAGCCGAACACCGAGCAGATCCTCGCCAAGGCCGAGGCCGATCACGAGGCCGCGATCAAGGCGAAGGACAACGAGGTCGTGCAGCTCAAGGCCGAGATCCTCAGTCTTCGAGAGCAGCTCGACAACGTGACGAAGGACCCCGAGAAGGACGAGGCGCTCACCCGCCTTGCCCTCACGGAGCGGAAGCTGGAGGCGATGGACATCCGCGAGTTGGTGTTCAACGGTCTCCAGCGCGGCACCCTCAAGGCCGCGTGGTGCAGCAACTACAACAAGGGAGGCCACGAAGGGACGCTCTCGTGGTTCAAGGCGTCCCGCTTCGGGGGCGACCTCAAGCTCCTCAAGTACCAGGTGGAGCAGACCGATCCGGTGGTGCGCCTCAACCAGACGTTCGCGTCCGGCGCTCCGGCGGAGGGCCCGGTAGCGCAGCTTTCGTCCGAGGACAAGGACTGGCTCCGGTCTCGCGGGATCGACCCGGAGAAGGTGACTGTCGCCGCCAAGGCCCGCGACCTCGGCGAATACCGGCGTCTCAAGGCCGCCGCGAAGGGGAACTGACATGGCCGCTCTTGCAGACAATGCCGTCGTCGTCTACGACCCGGCGCGCAATCCGATCAAGCGCCAGTGGAAGACCGGCGCTATCACCGACGAGTTCTACCGGGGCGCTCTTGTGACCTGCGCCGCCGGAACCGGGCTCGCCGTCGTCACCTCTGTCGATGCCTCGGAGTTCGTCGGCGTCTGTGACCAGCGCAGGTCGTTCACCGGCACCGCCGGGAACGTCTGGGTCATCTTGGACGCGATCATGTGGTTCGCCACGACTTACGCGGCGGACGCGAACGTGGCGAACACCGGATATGCGGCCTGCACCGCCGCCTCCGACAACCCGGCCGACATCATCCAGCTCGCGGCCGGGACCACCGGGCAGATCGGAACCCTCGTTCAGCCCGACGTGACCGGGACATCCGGTTGGTTCGACATCGGCATCGGGGCGCGCAGTCCCCGCGGCACCAACGCCTAGGAGACGACGATGGGATTCCCGATCAACTCAGAGGTTTACTCGGCGATCAAGCACGGGATCGCCGACTCGTTCTACGGAACCATCCTCGCCGAGGAGCCGGACTACACCTACGGCAAGCTCTGCAAGCCGGTCGATCAGGATGACCTCACCGCGACCTATACGGCGTGGGGTGGGGCTCCCGAGCCGCGGCAGCTTTCGACTGCCCTGAACGGGAGTGGCACCGGAGGCGGACGGCAGGCCAAGCAGCTCATGGACTACAAGGTCACCGGGAGCGTCGTGGAGTGGGAGCAGACCATCGAGATCCCGCGAAGCGTCGTGGAAACACAGCCCGGGCTCGCCGCCGAGAAGGCGGCCGAACTGGCACGCAAGGCGCTTCTGTTCATGGATCGCCGTTTCGTCGGCACCATCCTCGACGCTGCCACCCTCGGATACGACGGTGACGCGCTCTACAGCACAACGCACACCGAGAGCGGCACGGCGCAGGACAACGCCGACACCAGCGCGGCGGCCACCGGCACCAAGCCGACGGTTGCCGAACTGGAGGCGCAGCTCGACCTGAACGTTGCGCTTCTGCGCCTGTTCACCGACGACGCCTTGACTCCGGTCAACGCGACGGTCAAGCAGTACCTGATGCTCATCCCGGTCGAGTTCGAGCCGCTCTACAACATCTCGCTCGGGACCTCCAACATGGCGCACCCCGGACTCGATGTCTCGGGCGCGACCGGACGGTTCAAGGGGATGTTCGAGATCGTCTCATCTCCGTTCGTTCCGGCCACCCGGCACTACATCTTCTGCAAGCGCCCAGGCTACTACCCGGTCGCGCTGCTCAAGAACAAGGACTGGGAGGTCGTGGACAACATCAACACGGACTCCGACGCCTGGAGGCTCAACCAGACGGCCCTGATCCACTCCTACGCTCGCTTCGAGTTTATCCCGTGGGACTGGAAGGGGACCATCCGTCAGGTCTGGTCGTAAGCCACGCGGGGCGGGGGTCCGCATCGGGGCTCCCGCCCCTTTCCATCCCGAGGCGACATGCCGACGATCAACCTCCCCGTGCAGGCCAACGGTGAACTTGCCGGATGGTCTTCCATCGTCGGGGGAACGTTCGGCTACGACGCCATCGACGAGTCGAACGACTCCGATGACGACGGCGACACCTCCTACATCGTCCTGCCGCGGCAAATCGGGACGGCCGGGATCATGTCGTTCCGCTTCTTCGACGGGTCGGAGAACCTCATCCCGACGAGCGTCACGATTCGCACGTCGATCAAGCTCAACTCCGGGAACCCCGAGGTCGAGGTCGGGTTCTACCGTGGCGGCGCGACGGCCTTCTCGATGACCACCGTCATCCCCGGCGCGCAGTACGACGACGAGGAAACGACGTTCTCCACCAACCCGTTCAACGCCTCCGCGTGGGCGGCGGATGACCTGCTCCCGATGCAGCCGTGCCTCCGGATGCTCAGCGGCGCCATCGGCACCGCGCGGGTCTCTCTCATCAGCGTCGAGCTGTCGTACCGGGCCGCGCTTCTGAGCCGCGCCCACTCGGTCAGCGAGGACTACGGGGTGATGACGGCATGAGCCAGTTCGTCATCGGAGAGACGATCCGCCGGCTGTGGACGGTGCTGGACGGGAACGGCGCCGCCGTCACCGGCATCACTGCGCCCGCCGACGTGACCCTGACGCTGCACCTGAACACCGGCTCCGGGTTCGCCGCGGCATCCGAGGCGGTCACGCTTCCGGAGATCGGCGTCACCGGGTCGTACAACGTGACGGTCACTCCGCTCACGGCAGGGCAGTACCACCTGGTGCTGTACGAGCTCGGTGGGGACGCTCCGCTCGGCCGGCGCATGGAGTGGGACTTCGACGTTGTGACTGCCGGGTCGGTGTTCGTGCCGTCCCTGTCCAATGCTTTCTGCTCCGAGTCGGACATCGAGCGATGGATGCAGCAGAGCATCACAAGCGCTACGGCCCCGTCCAGTACCGAGGCGGCCGGGTTCGCGGAGACGCGGGCCGCGATCCTCATGTCGATCTGTACGCGGTACGGCTTTGAGGTCACGCCGGTTACGGTGGTCAGCGGCTCGCGCTTGCAGGACATGCTGCGCGAGGCGAACGCCATCGGGGCGGCGTGGGATTGCGTCATGGCGGCGTCCTTCTCGTCGCGTGGCGGGTCGTTGGCCGGCAAGGCGGAATGGTTGCAGGCGCTCTGGACCTCCTATGTCGGCGGCACCGGAGAGTTTGGGCAGGTTGGCGCCGGCCTCATCGAGCAGGAGATTCGCGGCTCTCTGGCGTCCCTGTCAACCGACCACATCCTGAGCGGCGACACGACGGCGCCCACCGTCACGACGGCGCCGGTCTCTCTCGGCATCGTGACCTCCATGTCGGACCTCTACTGATGGTCAGGATGACGCCCAACAAGCGGGAACTCGAGCGGCTCCGGAAGCGTACCGCGGCACTCCTGATCTCCGACCGCGAGAGGCAGGGTCCGATCCTCGTGGCGCTGGACCGTGTTCATTCTCAGCAGGCTCGCCGCGCATTCACGACAGAGGGCGTGTCCACCGGCTCGGCATGGAAGCCGCTCTCTAAGGGCTACGCCGCATGGAAGCGCAGGGTCAAGCCGGGCCGCCGCATCCTGGTATTCAGCGGTGACATGCGCGACCGATTCACGCTGCCGGCGAGCGCCAATCACATCCGCGAGTGGGTTCGGCCGTGGACCTATCTGTTCGGCGTCGCCTCCACGAAGGCGTGGCGCCACGAGACCGGGACCGGCGAAGGCAAGCAGGTGCTCCCTAGGCGGAGCGTCCTTGCAAAGACCGCCGCAGACCTCAAGCAGTTCACCGAGGCTTTCGCCTCGTATTACATCAAGCGGACTCGTCAGGTGCTACGGCATCTGTAGGTCTGCGCCGGACGTGTGATGGCGATCAAGGGCGCGGAGTACGCCGTGACTCGGATTGTCGCAACGCTCCAACTCTATCTACCGACAGAGCTGGACCTGATCGACGCCGAGATGGCAGACACGATCACCCTCGCGGACGTGGATAACGCCGCGTACTACGAGTACGAGAACCCGTCCGCCGAGATGGAGCATGTCCTGTATATCAACGTCAACGCAGACGACAGCGAGGCGCTCATCACGGACACCATCACGAACTCGCCGGGGCGCATGGTTGACGAGCATTCCGTCGCGGTCTCCGTCACGCTCAAGGACTCCGGCAACGAGAATCCGACGCTCACCAAGCGCCGCGTGATGCGCTACGCCCGCGCCATCTGCCGCGTCCTGACCGTCAAGTACCCGACCCTGACGGAGACCGTCACGCGAGTCCACCGCATCGGCGCGAACCCCATGACCTACCGCCTCAACCCGGAGCAGGGGGAGGGGCAATTCATCCTCTCGGCCGTCGTGCCGTTGAAGGTGGTGACGCATGAAAGCCTCTGACCCCAAGCCGGCGGCGCGCAACCGACCGGAGCCTATCCAGATTTCCGATCCCGCAGAAGCGCGGGCGAACCGCTCGTACATCATCACCCCACCGGCGCCGCCGAAGGTGAAGAAGCACCAGGAGGCCACAGATGGCGAAGCCGTATAGGCTCAACGAGGCGCAAGTCTGTTGCGAGGCCGAGGCCGTCCCCGGAACCGCCGAGACCCCGGCCGCTGCCGACATGGTGCTGGTCGAGAACTTCAAGTTCACACCGACCTACGGCAACGCCCCGAACAACAGCATGGGCGGCGGCGTGTTCAGCAAGTCGCCGGGGGCCTCCGGCGTCCAGACCGGGACCGTCTCGTTCGATGTCGTGATGAAGGGCTCAGGAGCCGCCGGCACGGCCCCCGAGTGGCGCGACCTGATCATGATGTGCGGGTTCTCCGAGACCATCGTCGGGGCAACGTCGGTCACCTACGCCCCGGCCGCCCCGGAGGCGTACTACACGATGTCGTGGATCGTCCCCGGCCTAGGCGCCGGTGGCGAGGACATGCTGCACCGCCTCGCGGGCTGTCAGGCGAACGCGAAGTTCACGTTCAAGGCGGGCGACCTGCGCCGGATGAACGTCTCGGCCACCGGCATCATCGCGGCCCCGTCCGACTCCACGATTCTCTCGGCCCCGACCTGGGATACGACGGCCCCGACCGCGTTCCTCAACGATGCGGCGGTAATCCACGGATCGACTCTGGCCTTCGAGACGCTGGAGATCGACATGGGCCAGGAGATCGCATACCGCCCGAACGCCAACAGCGCGACCGGCGGGCTCACGGCGCAGATCACCTCGAGGCGTCCGACCGGCACCGTGGACATCGAGGCCGAGAAGCTCTCGACGTTCAACATCTACACGAGGATCACGGCCAACACTCTCGGGGCGCTGGCCATGACTCCGGTGGCGACCGCAGGGAACAAGGTGGCGCTCAACGCTCCAAACATCCGGTTTACCGGAGTCGACCACGCCGACCGCGCCGGGGCTCTGGTCTGGCAGGCCGCCTTCGAGTGTCTGCGTTCGGCCAACGCCGGGAACGACGAAGTGCAGGTGGTTCTAACCTAAAAGGGGGTAGTGATGGAGCTCAACGAACTAATGGTCAACGGCGACGGAACCGCCGTCGTGATGTGGCGCGGCAAGATCGCCGTGCGTCTGCGCCCGTTCTCCGGGGAGATGGAGCGCCGCGCACAGCGCATCGTCAAGCCGCAGTACCGGGGGCACAACCGGACCGAAGACAAGGTGGACCCGATTGCGCTGCGGGACTTCTACTGCGACGAGATCGTTACCGACATCGAAGGGCTCACGAAGGACGGTGAGCCGTTCGGGAAGTCGAAAGAGGACCGCCGCATGCTGTGGGATGCGACTCCGGACTTCCGGGTCTTCGTCATCAACGCGGCGAACGAGGCGGCCAACTTCGAGGCTGAAAAAAACGGCTAGAGGAGGAGAACCTTGAGACATGCGCCCGGCAGTTCTTCTCCCGCATATCCCCGCGCTGTTGCCTTCACGGCGGAGGCGTTCGGCGCTCCGGGCTTCCTGACTGCTCCAAGTGCGGCGTTGCCGACGCACTCAACGCCCTGGACGAAGGCAACCGTGAGGCATTCAACATCTTCACGACTGACCTTGGCGCGGCCATCGTCAACCTCGCGCCGATGGCTGAGCGGCCGGTATTCGTTCTTGATGCGGGATGGGTTCGCCTCACTCTGGAGGCGCGTGAAGTCCCTGTGCCGGAGTGGCCGGGGATGATTCGGAAGATTCAGATTCTCCACCGGGAACGGGAAGCCGCGAGGAAGTAGATGGCCGAGCGCGTCACAGTCGCAACCCTGACGATTGACGAGCAGGGAGCGGTGCGCTCGGTCAATAACCTTGTCGGTGCGGAGAAGAAGCTCGACGCGCAGACGAAGACAACCTCGGATGCGTTCACGGCGCGCATGTTCAATATGCGATCCGCCGCCGCCGCCTTCCTCGGTGGCTTCACGCTAGCCGGCGCCATCTTCCAACTGCGCGAACTCGCCACGGCCGTCATTACGTCGAGTGACGCATGGGCCGCTTATTCCAAGAGCGCCGATGCGGCCGGGAAGCGCACCGCGAATCTCCTCGCGGACCTGCTTGGAATCACCGCCGCACTCGAAGGCACGACGCCGTGGCTCAACCGACTTGAGCGTCTCGCTGGAGTCGCCAAGGGGCAGAACTACCAGGGGCCGACCGCGTTCGGAATCATCGGGACGCTTCTGTGGGGAAGCAATTACAACCTGTTCAAGCAGGCGCTCGAGGGCGTTGGCGGACTGATTGACAAGGCGCTTCCGACCGAGGCGAAGCCGGGAATTGCCGACCCGTGGGCCGTTTCGGATTGGGAAAAGGCGCTCAAGGCGGTCGAGGAGCGCAACAATTTCCTATCCAAGAATCCCACTGCCGGATTCAACCCGAAGATTCAGGGGCCGCCGCTGGCGCAGCGCATCGACCAGGGCGTCGGCTTTGGAGAGCCGCTGCAATACGCATGGCCGGAGATTCCAGACGATGACGCGCTCGCCCGGTGGGAGGAGGCGCTTGAGCTTCAAGAGCGACAGATCGAGTTCTGGGAGCAGCAGGGGAACGTCATCGTTGAACTGACCAACCATTACGCGGAGTATGGCGCGGTGGCGAGCGCGGCCGGTGATGCGGTGGCCGCTGCGGCTCAGTCCGGGATCGTCTCACAGGGCACGGCCGCGAGAATTAGCGCCGCCATCATCGCGGCCGAGGCGACCATTCGGGGAATGTTTGAACTTGCCGCCGCTGCCGCGTCCGCTGCGTCTTACGACTATCGCGGCGCGGTCCTGCACAAGATCGCGGCTGGACTCTACTTCGCCACCGCCGCGTTCAAGGGAGCCGGGGCGTTCGGGGCGGGCGGGACGGGCGCGGACCGGGCGGTCAACGCGGGACGATTCCAACAGGTCAACCAGGCGCAGCCGGTTCGGCCGGAGATTCATCTCTACCTTGAGGGCACGCTGTCGGACGTGCGCGTCAGGGAATTGACCGGCGGCGTGGTGAAGGCGATCACCGATGGCGTTGGCGGCTCTCAGTTGGCCGTGGTGCCTGCCTGATGGCATTCCCTGTCATTCTCTACGATTCGATTCTCCGCGACACCGGGGCCACGGTTGTCGCCTCGTCCACCGAGACCGGGGACTATGCCGCCTCGTACCTGCTCGACTTCCTGCCCTGGAAGATGTGGAAGTCCGGAACGCTCGTCACCGGCATCAACATCGACATCGACCTCGGCGCCGACACGGGCACTGCCGACACCATCGGGCTCGTCAACCACAACATCACGAGTGAGGCGGGGACGGTTGAACTGCGCGCCGACACTTCGGCCGGGGCCAACCCGCCGACGACTGTTCGTCAAGCGGCCTACACGCCTACCTATGGCGATGTGGACCTCAAGACGTTCACTGAGGCCGCGAACCTCCGGCGCTGGAGGATTGTGCTCGCCAAGGGCGGCAACTTCACCAACAAGCCGTTCATTGGGGAGCTGTTCATCGGGTCGCGCACGACCTTGACCGAGTATCTCAACCCCGAGATCGATCCGTATCTCAAGCAGGTCGGCGGGGCTTCTGAGCGCACGGAGGGCGGGCACTTCGCGGGCGCCGTGCTGCGCGGGCAGGTGCATCGGTTCGTTCTTGGGTTCGGAGAGGCTGGCGGGAACCGAACGGCGATGGCCCCGGTGATGACCTTCCTCGACTCGCATGCCTACCTGCTGCGCCCGTTCATCTTTCAGGTGGACAGCGACGATACTGACTTCAAGAAGCCGGTCTACCTGAAGAAGACCGATGACGGCGACGTGTCGCGGCAGGCGGTGGGCGGGATGTGGAATCGGCTCACCCTAGCCATCCCCGTCGAGGAAGCGTGGACTGAGGCGGCCTCGTGAGTTACGCAACGCAGCGGGACGCTGGGGTCAGGACGCCGCAGCAGCTCGTCGTCGTGGGCGTGCCGCAGTGTGCGAACTTCTACGCCAGCCGATCCGCCGGAGGATTGCAGGGAGAGCAGGGCCTCAAGTGGACTGAGGATTTCAGCAACGTCCTGTGGATTAAGACCAACGCCACCATCACGACGAACACCGCCGAGGCACCGGACGGCGAGACCACGGCAGACACGATTGATTTCACGGCGGCGACCGGAAGCGTCGAGATGATCGGCGATTACAGCCTGACCGGCGCGACCGGTGACGGCTACACCGGGTCCGTCTGGATCAAGGCGACAGGGGCCGGGACCGTCACGTTGATGATTCGAAAGTCGGCTGGCGTTGAGGAGACAACGTCCATCGTCAACGTCACGACTTCATGGGTGCGCCTGTCAATGGCGGCCCTGTCCGCGTCGAACGGAGGCAACTACCGGTTCCTCATCACGCGGGCCGTGGGCGACCTCGCACAGGTCATCGTGTGGGGCGCGAACATGAGCCGGATCGGCGCGGACTATCCGCCGACCGCGGCCGGC